TATGTAACGCTGCAGTCTAACATATTCTACAAGCAGAAGAACGCCTGCAAGGAGATCTTGAAGCATTCCACGGAAGGTGAGCGTTTCGACCGTGAGATAGACAATACCATCCCGGACGCGATTGCAACGGGGTTGAAGCGCGGTACCATTCCGCGTGCGTTCATGGAAAGTTACTACCAGTCAACCGTGAAGGGTATGTTCAATGCCATCTACGGCACGCAGGCGCAAGACCTGTTTCGCCCCGATTACATAGTTGAGAACGGCAATATAGATATCGACCGCGCAACCATTGTAGACGGGCTCACATTCATGGATAAGAAAGACGAATTGGAGAAACCGCGCGTATGCTATAACTACGGGATGCGCATAGTCGGAGGTTCGCGCCTGCACCTTGTGCTTGCGATTGAACTGCTGTACAGCAAGTTCGGCGGTTCAATCGATATATTAGCGGGCGATACCGATTCGTTGAAGGTTCGTTGCGATGATGGCATAACCGGGGCCGATCTGCTGTCCGCGCTGCAGCCGCTGCACGAATCCGTAACGGGCGCGATCATCCGAACGCAACGCCGCATCCGTGAGAATTTCCCGGACTACGTCGCAGACCTGCGCGGCGTGGGCTGCTTCGAATGCGAGAATGAGAACGCATTCTATACCGACCATATGGAACTATGGAACAAGGCGCGCGTATCCGTTTCCGACGGTCGCGCGCATGTCACCTGCGCGGGCTTGTCGCGTCCCTACGGTTCCTACACCATAGAGGATTTCATAAACGACCTTGCCGCGAAACACGGTTTCGGCGAGACCGTCAAACTTGCGTTGGGCTACAACGTATTCATGCATAACGATATCTGCCACGCCTTGACGCATTCGCGCTACGATGCGGGCGAGCGCTACCGGGGACGCGTGCGCGACCATACAGGCCGTGTGCTGAACGTCGATGCGCCTCTGTCGATAGCGCTCTACCCGGTGGGGAGGTTCCTAGGCGAGACGTACAAATACGACAACGCGAACACGGTTCGCTATCTGAACGAGCGCGGGATATATCCCGACACCCGACCGCGCTCTCTGGAATTGCGCGACGGCAAACCATGTATTATAATCGAGTGCGAATCTGGTTTCGAGTATATAGAATGAGGTTCTGTATATGGAAATATTGCTTTCGTTCGATAAGGTGCCGCTGCTGATCGCGCTGTGCTTCATCGCATGCGATATCGTCACGGGCATCGCTAAGGCGTTCGCCAACAACGAAGTTTCGTCCCAGGTTATGCGCCGCGGTTTATGGCATAAGTTCGCCAACGTGATGCTGCTTGCGTTCGCCGCTGCCTGCGATATTGCCGTTAGAGCGTGGCCGGAGTTGCCGGACGAACTATCCACTGTCTATGTCGGTATCGCCGTTTATATCTGCATTATGGAAGGCGTTTCGATTCTTGAGAATCTATGCGAGATCAATCCTGAACTTTCGAAACTAGACCTGTTCAATCGGTTCGGATTCAAGAAGGGCGATGGTTCGCAATGAGAATCGAGGAAAGTATAATCAACAACGGCCACGGGTATCTGGATGCGTCTTATCTTGTGATACATGAGACAGCCAACCCCGGCGCGACTGCTCCGAACCATGTAGCATATTGGCGTAATAATCCCGGTGCGCCTATGACGCATTATGTGTGCGACTGGGATCCTATCGTGTACCACTGCGTACCCGACAACCGCATGTGCTGGCACGTAGGCAACGGTAACGCCTTCACAATCGGGATAGAATTATGCCATGCGGAAACGCCGGACGGATTTTTGCGAGTGTGGAACAATGCAGTTGAATTTGCCGCGTACTATCTTAGTAAACGCGGATGGAGTGTCGACCGCCTGCTATCTCATGACGATTGCCGCAGACGTTGGGGCGGCACCGACCATACAGACCCGATTTCTTATTTCGAGCAATATGGCAGAAGTTGGCAGCAGTTCAAAGAAGAGGTTTCGTTAGAATTGGAGTTGATGAGGATGAACAGCAAAGACCTAGCGCGCGATATCGTCGATGAGTTGATGAATCGCGATATCAAGAATTTCGATAGCGATTTCCATGCTGATGTTAAATGGCGCATCGCAAATCTGGGAAACAAAACGCAGGGTATGTTGGGCCTACTCGAACGTATCGCTAAGAAACTAGATGAGATATGCGAACTGCTGAAAAAGAGGCAGTAACATATTACGATTGGGAGCGCACGCTATCCTACAGCGCGCAGGCGCTTGTTACTATGGTTGTTACCGCGCGCGGGCGCGGCAAGACATACGGCCTGCGCCGTCAGTGCGTGCGCGATTTCCTTAAAGACGGCTCACGGTTCGTCGAGGTGTCGCGTCACGTCTCGTATTTGAAGATGCTCGCTGCTGATTACTTCGCAAAATTGCAGGCGAACGGCGAATTCGAGAACTACATTTTCAAAATCGACCGCAAGCAGGCGTATATAGCGGAAAAGTCGGATAACCCAGAATGGCAGTTAATCGGTTATTTCGTCGCGCTGTCGGAATACCAGACGTTGAAAACAAGGACGTTCGTCAACGTCAAGCGCATCATCATGGATGAGGCTATCATAGAGCGCCTTGACAGGTATCACAATTACCTCCCTAACGAATGGGCTATTCTTACGAACGTTGTAGATTCGATAACACGTGAGACGCCCGGCCAGAAAACGACGGCGCGTGTTTACCTGCTTGCGAATGCGTGCGACTTCATCAACCCTGCGTTCCAGGCATTCGGAATCGATTCGCTAGATAAATTGAACTATGGTTACAACTGGTTCCACGGTAAGACCGTGCTTGTTCACTATGAGGATCCATCCGGCTATTCGGAGCGCAAGAAAACGGAGACGTTAGCAGGCAAGATGGGCTCATTCGGCACGGCAAACACGATTGCCGCAGACAACGTGTTCACGAACGCAAATGACGATTATATATCCGCAAAACCTAAGAACGCAACGTTCGAGTTCGGTATCACGTTCGCACGGCGGCGTTTCGGCGTTTGGATGGATGAGAGGAACGGATACGTGTACATAGACCCGAAGATACCGAACAACACGCAAGCGCCTATATTCGCGCTGACGCGCGAGGATAATTCCGTTAATTACATCGCGGCGCAACGTAGCGAGAAAACGCTTAAGAACCTTGTAGACATGCATCGGTTGGGGTTGCTGCGATACGATACGATAGCAACGCGTGAGACGTTCCTCGATGGGCTTTCGCTTTTCGGGGTGCGATGATACAATGCAACTAGCGAGCGACACCGTAGCGGCGAGTAGCGCGAACCGGGCTGCAACGGGTGAGACCGACCGGGCGCGCGTGCGTGGAGCAGGCGCATTTCAGCAGCGAGGTGTACCGCTTGCGGTACAGTCGGCAGGATGATATAATCATCCTGCCGTTTTATATTTTCGAATAAATAGAGGAAGGATATAGATATGGCAGAGGAATTGACAGAGCGCATCGAGGATGCACGCGAGGAGGAAGTGAACGACAGCGAGGCAACCCGCGAAGCCGTGGAGGAAGCAGCAGACCATCGCGAAGCCGAATTCGACGACCTGCGCGACCGCATGGAATCGCTTGCCGGGAAACTCGACCGCATCGAGCGCAAGTTGTCCGCATTCGTGGACGCAAACGAGGTAGTGCGCGAAAGCGCCGATGAGATCGCCGAGGAGATCGCCGAGGAGATCGAAGCCGTTCCGATTTCGGAACTGAATCTTATCTAGCAAAGGAGTATGGTTATCATGGCCGAGAAGAATTCAACAATCCTTGCCAGCCTCTACGAGGTCGGCACAAACGACTATCAGCAACTGGTGCCCGCGCCGACGCAGGCGAGTGTTCGCCAGCAGTTCGAAGCGATCTTCGCGCCGAACAACGGGCGCATCTACAACGAATTTGTGGATTCGCTCGTTAACCGTATCGGCGCGACCTACATTACCCAGAAACGCGAATGGACTAACCCGTTCAGCGTTTTCTACAAGGGCAACCTTCCGTTCGGGTTCAGCGTGCAGGAAGTCGCCGCGAAGTTCATTAAGGCGCATTCCTATCTTGACAGCAAGGAAACGCTGCTCAAGATGCACCGCCCCGAGATGGCAAGCGCGTACCACACGGTGGATGTACAGCAGTATTACCCGGTCACGGTAAACCGTGCCGAGTTGGAGATGGCCGCTGTCGATGAGTACGGCCTGAATCAATTTGTCGACGCTGTCATGATCCAGCCTGCGAACAGCGCGAATTACGACCTGTACAATACCATCGTGCAGACGTTCGCCGAGGCTGAAGCGAATTGGGGCATGTACAAGGTGCATATCGACAACGTGCCTAACAGCAAGGAAAGCGCGCAGGCGTTCCTGGCTGCTGTCAAGGAGCAAGCCGCGACGATGACGTTCCCCAGCACGCTTTACAATTCGTCGCTGGTCGACGACATCCCCGTTTTCAGCCGCCCGGATGAACTTGTCTTGCTTATGACACCTGCTGTGAAGGCCGCAACGGAGGTGTTCGGGTATGCCGACCTGTTCAACCTCGACGAGGCGGAGGCGAAGTACCGCACGATCGTTGTCCGCGAATTCCCGATTCCCGGTGTGTTCGCCGCGCTGGTCGATGAGAATTTCTTCCAACTGTGGACGAAACTGCGCGAAGTCTCCAGTTTCTATAATCCCGAGACTTTGGGCACGACGTACTACTACCACGTGTGGGATATCATCAGCGCCTCACCGTTCGCGAACGCCGTGCTGTACACCACCGCCGACGGCACCGAGACTGGCGACGTGACGCAGACCGTTACCGCCGTCGAGATCACGCCAGCCACCGCTACCATCAGCGCGGGCGAGACGCTGCAACTGAGCGTTGACCTTACCGGAACCATCGCGCCTGCCACGCCGGGCATCGCGGTTCGCCCCGATAGCGTCACGTGGGAGATCACGGGCAAGGCATCCAGCGCAGCCGGAGCCGCAGCGATCGACCTGAACAGCCGCACCTACGTTGACCGCAACAACCTGCTGCACACGCAGACCACGCTTGCGGCTGGTAACGTGCTCACGCTCACCGGAACTGCCACTTACACGAATCCGAGCGGCGCAACGTCCACCTATACGGACACCTGCGTTGTCACCATCGCGTAAAGCGGTATAATGTTATAAGCGCCTGCTGCAGTTTCCGTTCCGCGCCAAATCCTATTGCTGCAGCAGGCGCTATCATCGGAGGTTTTAGACGATGGCACGCACATTCCCGCATCTGACGAATTCAAATTCGTTCCCGCATTTGGATAATGTTAATGTATTCGAATACAGGAACGATTTTGATTATTCGCGTTGGGAGATAAACACCGTTGTGAAGTTATGCAATGTTCCGTGGAATTCCGACTATACGGACGTTGTGAAATTCGAGACGGACGCGCTACGTGATGCGTATTTCGACGGCTTGCAGGGCGATTCGCTCACGCTAACGTCGCTTTTCTGGCTGCTGCCCGATGGCACCATCAAACTGCCTGTTCCATTCAACGTAGCGCAGCAGTACAACTACATTGCCGTGACGTTCCCGACCGCGACAGGCGCAGCACCTATCGCATACGAGCAGCCTGATGCTAACCATCGTTACTATTTCTTCATCGAATCGCTTCGAATGGTCGCGCCGAATACGACAGAATTCACCTTGTCTCTTGATTCGTGGACATTCGGGATAAACCGCGCCGAACTTGTCAACATGATGCTCACACGCGGTCATTACCCCGTCTCCGTATCGCCTACGCCTGCGGATTTCCTTGCGAATCCCCGCGCTAACGCACGTTGGCTGCTTGCTCCGGACGTGGACTATTCGGGCGCGCCGACCGTGCAGCAGTCGAAACTTGCAGCGCATATCAACGACCGCTCTAATATGATGCTGTGCGTAGCGACCACTGCTAATATAGACGTTTCCTTCGGCTCTCTGTCAGCAAATACGGCAATCACGCCTGCGTACAACTATCAGGATAACGGGCAACTGCCGACGAATATCAAAGTGTTTTGCACGTCTCTTCCCGATTACGGTATGCTGTTCGATTTCATCGCGAATAATGCACCGTGGTTCATCCCGACAATACAGGGGATTTTCATACTGTCTGCAGATTTCATGCTGCTAGGCGATCCGTTCCTATTGTTCGGGTTGCAGGGTTCCCCCGCGTGCTGGAAACCTGTAGCGCATAGGTTCGCGGAACAACTGACGTTTTCCGTTTCCGATTTCAACATCCCAACCGCCTACGCTGGCCTGACGAAACTGTACACATTCCCATATTCGTATATAGAGGTTGCAGACGCGGAAGGACGGAAAACAACCGTTCGCGTGGAGCAGACAGGCGGCACCGTTGATATCGGCTATATGGTGTCGCTTGCGTTTCCGTATATCCGGGTGCAATCAACGCTTGGAGGCGTGAACGGTTCTGCAGGCGGCGCGTTCAATATAATAAACCTGAACACGCAGGATTTCTACTATTCAGGACAATGGTACGATTTCCGGAACGTCTGGGATATTCCCGTTTACGCCGTAATACAGGAATCGAAGAAGAACGTCGATTTCTCGACGTACTACGAGCGGCAAGCGCAATACAACAGCAACGCCGTTTCTAAGACGATTGCCGACCGCAGCGCCGACCAGAGCGCGGCGAACACGTACACGCAGACTATATGCAATGAGACGAACAGGCAGCAGAACCGCGCTACCAGTGAAAGCATTCTGCAATCCGAAATTCAGAAAATACAAGCATCCGGCCTTGCATCACGCGAATATACAAACGTCACTATAAATAACAACGTAAACGCTAATGCGCAAACAACAGCGATTTCGAACATATCAACTGCGGTTAATAACACAATCGGCGGTGCGCAGTCGGGTATGGTCGGCGGGCCGATGGGAATGGTAGCCGGGGCCGTAGGCGGTGCATTATCATCGATACCGAATATCATAGCTTCGAACGCGAATCTGTCGGTTGCAACTAATCTAGCACAGAGCAATTGGCAAGCATGGTCTACTAATTCAGCGCGTCAGCAATCAACTACAGAAGGCTATGTTAGCGCTGTAAACACGAAAACCAACGATAACGACGCTGTTATCGTCGATAACAACAACAAAGCCGCCGAGAAGATCGCCGACGATTCTAAGGCGGTGGCGAAGCAGAATGCTGCCGACGCTAAGGGCGCTGCCGACTTGTCCGTTACATACGGCTATAATTCAAGCGTGCTGAACGCGCCTCTGCAATTCGGAGCCAACGCGAACGGCCAGAACGCCGCTCTGCTGCCTATGGCGACGTTCGCGAACGTCATACGGCAGAACGACGGCGCGCTATCGATGGCGGGCGATGAGATGCTAAGATACGGCTATGCGTATACAGGATACGTTCCAGCCGATGAGTTGAACGTCATGCCTAAATTCTCGTACTGGCAATGCAGCGACGTGTACGTGTCCGGGGATTCGCTGACCGAGGATATCCGGCGCACGATCCGAGCCGTGCTTATCGCAGGCGTTACCGTCTGGAGGAATCCGGCTGAGATAGGAAGGGTGTCGATCTATGCGAACGCTTAAAGAATTGCTAGACACAGGCGTTGAGCCGTCCGAGATGGACGCTGACGAACTGGCCGTTTTCATCGCGTACCGTGAGGAAATGGCTGCTATGGAAGCGCGAACCGAGGCTGAGAATCGGCGCACGCTGAACGCTGTAGAACAGATGGCGAATGAGACGCGCGAACGCGCAGCCGCAATGCAAACCGCGTTCGATAGGTATATCGCGAACGGGAAGTTGTAGCCATGTCTAAGAACAAAATGCAGATAGACCTGCTAGACCAGTTGAAGCAGTACGATATCATCTCGAAGAAGATAGCGAAGCCCGACTACTACCAGAGCGAGGCATGGAATCGGCTATCGTTCGCCATGTACCGGAATTGGATATATTCGCTCGCAATGTCCCGTTTCCGCTGGGTTGGGCTTCCGGATTCGTGCGACGAGCGTTTCCTTGAATGGGTTCTTCTTACGAAAGGCTGCGCGACTATCGCAACGCCGGAGAACCTGCTCGACGCAGGCGAACCGAAATTCTACAGCACGGACGCGGTAACGTCCGGCATGCTCTCGAAATACGACACGCCGACCAAATGGCAGTCCATCGGCGCGAATGGTTGGAATTTCAGCGTCACCGATTACAACGGCGTGTTCTTCTACGATAACAGGATGCGCGCGCCGATCACATACGCGCTCGACCTGTTCGCGCGCAGGCTTGCCGCATTCGACCGCACGATAGATATAAACCTGTTCGCGCAAAAAACGCCCTGGTTGGTGACAGCAGACCAATCGCAGCAGGAAACCGTACAGAACCTTATATCGAAGGCAACGGGCGGCGAGCCTGTTATCATCGGCACAGACCAACTGCGCGACGTGGATATCAAATCCATCAATGTGCAGGTACCGTATATCGGCGAGCAATTGGAGTTCGGGAAGCAGCATATCTGGAACGCTATATACTCGTTCCTTGGCATCGACTCGCTGCCGCGCAAGTCCGAGCGTATGATAGAGGATGAGGTGCTCGCTAATAACGAACCTAGCGAACTACGCGCACTAGACCCGCTATCATGCAGGCGTGAGGCCGCCGAGCAATTGAACAAGCGGTTCGGACTTAACGTTGAAGTTGTCTGGGCGCGTGACAACCAGACCGACAATTTCAACTATAATGAGAATATAACAATCCGAGAAAGCGAGGCCGAATAATGGCGGAGTTTACGCCTATCCCTTCACCAGCCGAACCGGAGCAATTGACGCTAGAGCGGTACGCTGCAGTCTCTACTGTTACGCTTGGCGAGGTTATGCAATACGGAGGTTTCGCGTGGCGTACTGATTCGTTCTGGGCCGTTCCCGAACTGGATACCGACGATAGGACGCGCGTATTTGAGAAGATAGAGAATCACTATCTTTACCGCGAATTGGCGTTCCGCACCTATAACAGATGGGCGCACGAATTCATGCGCACGATGCACGAGCTCGCCCCGAAGTACGCGCGAATATATGCGCTGCTGTCAGACGGGTTCGACCCGCTCACGATCGGAGGCCGATACGGCAAAAGTCGCGACATCCGCTCCGATTTCCCGCAAACGCTGCTTTCTGGCAATTCAGACTATGCGTCGGACGGTACAGATAGAGAATTTGAGGAATACGAGACAGGCGACATGATAGAGCGTGTAGACGCTTACTATAAGCGTTGGCAGGATACAGACCTTGCGTTCGTGAACGAACTTGAGAAACTTTTCTCCCCGTTCTTTGCAGCAAACGTCAATGCCTACTAGGAAGGATTTAGAAAAATGGCAGTAGCACCTTACCCATTCCCATATCTGAGCGCATTCACTGCATGGACGCCTAATGTTCCGCAATTCAACTGGAATATCAGATCGCAGGAACAGTGCATCCTAGAAATCATGATGCAGCAGGCTAAAACGACTGAGTACCTTAACACAGTTGCCGATACCATCAATTCGCAATATGAGACGTTCGACAACGTGGAGGAAGCGGCGACCGACGCGCAGACGGCAGCGGACGCGGCCGCAGCAGATGCGGCAACGGCAAACGCTAACAGCGCGACCGCTCTGGAGCGCGCGAACACGGCCTATAACCTAGCCGCAAGCGTTGAAGGGACAGCCGCAGCCGCGCAGGAGAACGCGACGCAGGCCCTAACGACGGCAAACACGGCGCGCGACACGGCGAACGCGATTGCAGGGACGGCAGAGCAGGCCGCGCAGGATGCGGCCAGCGCATTGTCTACAGCAAGCGCAGCGGAAACCACCGCTAACGCGATTGCAGGAACGGCGCAGCAGGCACAGACCGACGCGGCAGCCGCGTTGAACGCGGCGAACAGCGCGAATGCGACCGCGACCACGGCGAGCCAGACCGCTAACGCCATCGCAGGGACGGCGCAGCAGGCGCAGACCGACGCAGCGGCAGCGCTCACGACTGCGAACGCAGCCGCATCCGATGCGAGCGATGCAGCCGACGCAGCAGCCGCAGCGCAGGCCACAGCGGACACGGCGCTCACGCAAGCCAACCGAACAATTGAGATCGCGAAAGGCGGCACGGGCGCGACCACAGCGGCGCAGGCGCGGCGCAACCTGGGTTTGGCATATGACACCAGCGGCCATACGATCATCGTACGCGAGGCGACCACCGGAACCATCAACGCGAATGCCTACGAATCGAAACTTGAATCGCTTACGCTGACAGCCCCGACCGGGTACGTCGTCGCAGCGGTTACGAACCTGCGCTCCAACGGCGCGTTCATCCCAGCGTATTGCGCGACGGGCGTTGACAGTTTCAGCGGCCAGAGCAGCCCGACGATCACCGTTGCAGCGGTCAACCCGTTCGGCAGCAGCGCAAGTTTCAGCGTGTCGGTCTGCTATATCTGTGTTCCGTCCGCAGTGCTCGCCCACGCCGAACTGTAACGGGCGCTATGTCCCAACATCGCCCCATGTCCCATCTTCGGTACAGTCCCGAAATCGGTACAGGCCCCGCCCCGCGCGGGGCTGTCCCGTTTCCGTCCCACCCGCATACATGCGAACATGCGTTCGAAAATGGTCGGCCGATTCTAAGGCGATTTAAGACCCCGTTTCCGACAGCCCCGCACAGCTGGCAAGGCATAGCGCAAACGGCATG